TCCTTTTCCTCCCTCTTTTCATTTTATTTTCTTGATTTGGCAAGTGATCTGATAATCGCTTTTTGGCAAACATCTGCTTCGATCTTATTCCGGCATACAACAACAAAATAATTACCTTGCCGCTTAATCGAAACTTGCCCCTCTTTAATTCTTGGACGCCAATCATTCTGCTTTGTCATAATCCCTCCTCCTCCGGTTAAATTGTTATTTTACAGGGTTGAATCTTGAATCGAAATCGTCGTTGCCAATTCATCTGTGGCCGTTCCCCCCGTTGCCGGGCCACCTGTCGTATTGAATAGGGCCACAAAAGGCAATGTTTGGATAATTCCCTTTTCACCATCATCCTTTGATGCGCCCCCGACCTTTACTCTCGGCATTGAGAACGCCATAAAATCAGCGTTTGCCGCCGAGCCGGTCGTGAAAGCTGCGTTAATCGAAACTTCCGTTTCATCCTCGAAATAGCCTCGGAATGTCGCATCGGTAAAGAACACGCTCATGTTGCCCTTCACTGCAACCCGCCCGTCGAAGATGTCCGGCTTGACGTTGGAGCCGACTACCGCTTCCGAGGTAAGTCCGCCTGCAACGTCGAAATCGAGGCTTGTCAACAGCGCCACGGCCGCGCCCTGAACCAGAAGCACCCCATTCACGGAAGCCAGCACGCCGCCCGTTGCTGCTGCGAGGACTGCGGTAAAGTAAGGCGCGTTGCCTGCGGCGAAATTCGTTACATTGAGCCCCATGATCCCAAAGTCAATCGTGGCCATGCCGCTTGCGGGGAGTTTCACGGCCATTGTATTTACTTTGCAATCCCAGAACACTTCGCTCAGGTCAACATCGGTGTAGGCATTTTCGATGCTGAACCAGTCCTCTGTATGGGCTGTTTGGGGAATCCAGATTTTTTTCCCCGTAACAGTGCAGGTTACGGAATCCCCTGCTGCCTTTGCCCCTATTGCCACGCCGTCAAGAGTAACAACTGTCAGGACTGTCGCCGACACTGCCGTGACCATCATGTTGTGAGCGTTATTCGGTACTCCGGTCGTTGCCCAACCTGTCCATCGCACGATATCCCCAATTTTAAATCCGGTCGCAAGATAAGCCTGTGTTGCACTGGTAAAGGTGCCCGTTGCGCCCCCGGTTGAAGCTGCCGTGCAATCTATTGCCGCTTCCGTCGCAACTCCAGCTACGGCTGCTTTGCGCAGAATTGCCGCCATGAGCAATTTGTAAGTGCCTGGAGACAGTTCACCTGAAATAGCTCCTTCAATAGATCGGACGCCATGCCGGAAATCGCCTATTTGTCGATCATCTCTCATTTCGTTTGACTGGTAGGTCTCCTTAGTCATGTTAAAAGTACCCGTTACACGTCGAAGATACTGCGCCGTGGCAAGACTCGCCACCGCAATCGTCCCCTGGTTTGCCTGGGGTGCCAAAATCAACTTTTTTTCCACGCCACTCGCTGTCGCCATTTTCTTTCTCCTTTTCTAAGTTAGTTTATTCCTGCAAAAAATCTGCACTTTACAGGGACATGCCACCTATCCCCATCAACTCTGCCCTGCCCAATTTCGGGTGTATTCCCAATGCGAACCGTGACAGCCCCTGAGACCATCGAAGTTCCCCTCTTAAAGGATGTTCTAATCAATTCCGCCCTTGCCGCCGCTGCACCCGGGCCCGCCTGCAAGGGATAGAAAAGTGAAATCTGAAAAATACCTTGCTCCATATAATAGGCATCTCCCATCGTCGAATTATCGGGAGCGGCTGGCATAAGATATATTGCCGCATACGGAACGCCGACGACAGGGGTAAAAGATTTATTTTCCCATGCGTAACTGATAGGATTAGCCATGCTGTTTAAGCGGGTCTCAAGTGCTGCTCTTACAGAACCAATGCTCATTTATTCACCCCCGCCACAGCCTGTTCAACGATCCCGCCAAATTCCACACAGGCAAGTCCAACCATGCCATGCGGGGCTTGGTGGCTTCCGCTGTGGTCTGTACGTCCATTTTCAAGAACCTGAGCATAATCAAGGTTGTTTGCTATATAATAAACCTTGCCTGCTGATTTTGCCGGGATACCTGCTTGGATTCTCGCCTTTGTCGGTTCGCCTGTTTTATCCAAACCTTCAATTTCCCCCGGTGGAAGTGAATTGATTCCAAGTTGCCAATTAGCGCGAAAATGTCCGCCACTATACCCTTTTGGCGGTTTTGATTTCCATGGGGGGACACCTCCTTCTCCCCCGCCCTCTGGAAGTCCAACAGGTGAGCGCATGATAATCGAATTGGCAAGTCCCACAACCGTTCTCCTGACAACCGCATCGGATTTGTTATGCACATTCACAACGAATTTTTTTATATCCAGTAAAAAACTCAAGCTACACCTCTCAAATTACAATCAAATAAAACCGTTGTTCCTGCTGGACTAAGTGCCTTGATTCTGGTTATCGTTCTCACCATGCCACCTGCTGTTACCGTGTCATTCACCAAAGGAGCTGTTAAAGCCGTTCCTGTAGAATTCACTGCCGATAAAAGAAGTTGCTTATCACCTGAAAGAATAAGTACACCATCAATATTCTTATCTGCATAATCAAAGATAACTCCGGTTCCGGCCTGAATTGTCGTCGTAACAGTCGCCTGCCCAGTGACCGGATCATACGCGCCAGAAACTTGCCGGGTAAGTGTTACCTTTTGTCCCTTGCCTTTCAAGAGTTTATTCGCGGTCGCCTGCATCCTTGCGTAAAAATCCATTAACTTCTTACCAATCCTACTGACACGCTCCCGCCTGCCTTCAAATATGGCTGTAAAAGGGCCTCAATCGCTGTGTAGCGGGTCTTTCGATTCGAGGTCTTGTCATATGTTACCTGGATAACTCCTACTTGTTCAGAGGTCACACCTTGCGTTAAATCATCCAGTAATGGCCCTGCAGCGGCACGCAACGCATATTCAGCACAGGCGCGCTTTACGGTCTCCGGCACAATGTTTGTTAGAATTGATACGCCGTTCACAATCACGCCTTGCCGGGGCCAATCAAGGGCCTGTACTAAGGGATAAACGCGTTCCCCTTGCCAGCGGGCCGTAAAGGCTTGAATCATGAACTCCGTTGCTCGGCGAAGAGCTTGCTCTTTCTGGGAGGTCGTGATTGTAAGCCATGGTAAGTTCCCTCTTACCGTATGATAATCATCACAATCCGTCACGCTGATAAGAGTCTCGGCTGTCGCCAATCCACTACCGTTTTCGGTTACTATACTCATGGATATTCCCTCTCAATGCCTGCAAGTGGATATTGAACATCAATCCCATCCAAAGGATACGATATATCTTGCCCCGCTAAAGGATATTGCAAATTATTCAACCATGATCCGGTCATCCATGCTGTTGATGCCCATGAATTTTTTACCCAGACATTCACGCCGGTCCCCAAGGAGTCGCCACCGAACCATTACCGGTTAGGGCTTTATCATTGATAGATTGGACATTTGCGTCAACCTGATTCGCCACGGTAAAAATCAATTTGTCAGTCTGCACCTTGATCGCATCGGCCACCGTATCGACGATGGCAAGGTTAGCCGCTGTAGCCACGCCGGAAAGATCAACTGCAGGCACCGCCACCGTTACGCTTGCCTTCATTACATCTGTCAAATCGCCAACCGTGGGAGCATTGGTCAAATTTATTACGGTAGTTACCGCCGCCTGCGTATCCGCCGGTTTTGTGCGACTACTGATATTCGCATCAATCCTTCCAAGTTCGGTTGTTAAATTCGTTCTTACTCCTGCCGGAATGTCTGATATTTTACCGTCAAGATTAACAATTCTCGTATCCCCCAGGGCCGTGAACCCTGATCCTGTCGCTGGTATATTCTGCACGCTGGCAGGTGTCGCCGCATTCAGGCTGGCCTTCTGCAGCACCCCGAAGTCGATGTTTGCCTGTTCGACCACCGCAACGTCCAGCTTGTCTGCGCCGAAGAGGGAATCCCAAACCTGCTGAGGAACCACCATAAAATCCCGCCAGACAGCCAGATAGGTAGCCGGTTCGGTATGGATTACCCGGAGTCTGCCGAGTGTGTTAGTATCAACCGCGCTGAGGGAAACCTTGTAGCATCCGTGTGCGTCATAGGTTGTGGCGACGAAGTTCGCGCCCTGTTCCCGGACTGCCAACGTCAGACCATTTTTGGAAAGCATGATTCCGGTCGTGGCGTTGTCTAAGGAGGCAAGAATCCCGGTCTTCAGGCTCACGCCATCCGCAAAGTCCAGAACGGGGCCGAAGTTGATGACTGATACTGTCGATTGTCTAAGCCACATTATGCAGCCCTCATTTGCTGATAATAATTTGCAAGCCGAGCCTCACGGCCATAATCCTTCTTAGTCCACACCCCCGCTCCCGCCTCATACATGCACCACGGGAAGGCGTAGAGATAGGCAATCTCCTCGACGGATAGGGCGCGATTGTAGATGGAGACGGAGGAAATGAGGCCGTTGAATAAAGCAACTAAAGCGGGCACGTTTAAAGAACCAATTAAAGAAGGTTGATTTCCATCAGACATTGCGGTAAATGTTCCGCTAACATCTGTTTGAGAACGACTCACTAAAACACCATCGACATATATTTTTATTTTATTTGTTGCACCAGATAAAGAATTAGCATACGTGACAGATACATATTTCCATACATCGGTAGTAAGACCAGAATCTGTTGTTACACCGTAAGCATTATTTCCAAGAAGATCAGTTACGTATAGTCGCAATTTTCCTGTGGTTGGTAATACTGAAAAACTAAATTCTCTTAGATTATTTGAATTTTCATATCTGGAATATATCGATTGCTGACTTATTAGGTTATTCAGTTTAATCCACGCCAAAATAGTCATAACTCCATTTGCTCCAATATGAAAATTTCTTAACCTCGCCCCGTTTCCCGCATTCACATAATCATTACTCCCATCAAACGCCAGTGCCGCACCCTGAGGGCCGGGAACCCAACCGGAGGTGCCGGAGAAGGGAAACATGCTGATCATCTTTCCGTCGTTCATCCCGACAGAATCATGCACAAGGTCGCCCATGCCCTCGTTCATGGTGTAGTGGGCGACGAGGCCGACCGCGAGAGGATGGCTCCTGTTGATGGGAGTCCCAAAAATAGGCTTTATTTGACTGATCCATTCCATATAATTTCCTAAGCGTCCGCACCTACGGCGGTTTGAAATCCTATCTCACAATTCGCCGGGGTCGCATCCAGGATGAACAGGTTTTTCATCAGATGGTTTAAGTTCCCGGCGGTCGGGTTGGTAATCGCAATCACCTTCTGCCCTGCTGCCGCCGTACTCAAAACATCCGTTTTGAAGGCCGTCTTTCCCACGCACATGATGAAGGAAAACAGTCTCGTCCACTCGTTCACGGTGACTTCGTTTCGCACCTGCACGAGAAATTCCGTCCCCAGATGGGCCGTGGTTCCGACAATGGCGCAGAAAAGGTGAAGCATCCCGGAACGAACCGCCGAAAGATCAGCTTCAACAGGAGCAGGAGGAACGGCGGCAAGGGCTATGGAAGTCCAGTCGAGCAGTTCAATGTTCTGGTATTTCGAGAGGGCGACAAGACCGGACAGCCCCGTCATGCGAACCTTCGCCATAATCGTGCTACCCGTCACGCCGTAATTGTTATTAACCAGCACCCGCAGGCCAGTGATCTTCTCCGCGTCGATGGGGATCGCTATACTTTCCACCGCCTGCCCCGCGAATCCGTCAGCATGAACAACGTAGATGTCCGCCGTGTTCAGGTGCTCAAATTGCAGATTGTCCAGAACTTCTATTGTATCGATGGCTGCCATTTTACCCTCCCTGCGGATCGGTTGCGACGAACCGCGCTAATACGGTAGCCTCTTGCGTCGCCCGTACCGTGTTTGCTGTCTGCCATGCGTTACGCGCTGCGATTGCCGCCGCTACGAAAGCGTTGACCGCGCCCGTAGTCGCCTTGCCCCGCACCGTATAGGAAAACACCTTCCCGCCCAGCTCTGTCCATATTGCCGTGGCGGTCTTCTCCTGGGTCGTGTCCGGGTCGTCTGCTATGGTGATTTGCCAGCTCATATTATGTCCTCACTAATCCGACGCTTGCCCCGCTGCCTGATTTCAGGAACGGCGTCAACTTAGCCCCTCCTACTTTTTTTTCTTATACCCTCCGGCATAGATCGCCCGCGCTTGTCTATTCGCTTGCCTCTTAGTGGGGTAAACCTTTCCAGATTTACCCCATTTCCAACCGCTCTTTGTTTTATGTACCGGCAATTTTCACCTTATAAAGAAGCCAGCGTGATCTTGCGCCAGTTCGCATCGGCAATGGTATTTGTAGCAAGGCAATGGTAAAGATTCGTTCCATCCGCGCAAGTCTCATTTGCCACGCCCACGGTGCCATCCACGCCGCCGGTCATAAATACCGCCCCGCCTGCCCATGAAGCATTTGCCAGAGTTTCCGCAAGTGCGATGGCATTCCCGGAGGTTCCCTTGACTTTAGCGGTTGCCGTCACCTTGTCGGTGTCTGTTTTGACTGAGGTTATCGAGGCATTCGCCACAGTCCCGGTGCCGTAAGTTGTCCCCGCGCCTGCTGCGCCGTTTATCGCCGCTACAAGATTGTCAATAGAGGCTTCAGCAGATACCCCCCTTAAAACATCGTTTGCTACTTCGATTCCTTCGCCGCCCAGAAGGGTAGTAGTGCCCCATGAAGCATTTGTCATGGTTTCTGTGGATGCGAGAGAATTGCCCGCTTCCCCGGCCACCTTTGCTGTTGCGGTGAAAATATTCGCTGCGGTTTTCGATCCGGTTATGTCTGCGTGAATGAGGGTGCCGGTCGCATAGGTTGTACCTTCTCCTGCGGCATTATTTACGGCTGCGACAAGGGCATCAATGCTCAGTTCCGCCGATCCGCCGACTACGACATCATTTGCGACTGCCGCCGCATATCCGCCTGAAAGGAATACCGCGCCGCCGGCCCATGCCACCTGTGCGCATGTTTCGGCGATGGCGATTGAGTTGCCAGCGGTCCCGGCCACCTTCGCCGTTGCGAGCATATTTGTCGCATCGGTTTTTGTTAATGTAACATTCACCAGCACCGGCTGCCCGGTTGAAAACTTTGTCCCGGCTCCAACGCCGGTCATGGCAGCTGCCACAAGATTATCTATTTCGGCTCCGGTAGTCGCTTCAACAAGTATTTCGTTCAGAACAGCATTCAGGCCGCCGGTGAGAGTAGCGCCGCCCCAGGACAAACCAGGCGAGTATTCGACTGAGCTGATAACATTGCCCGCCGTGCCGATGGCAAGAGCGGTCACATTGACAGTATCCCCGGCTCCGGCTGCCGCAGACACACTCGGATGAACTACTGTTCCAGTTCCATACAGAGTGCCTTCGCCCGCTGCTTTATTGATGGCAGCAATGAGGTTATCAAGGGAATCTGTGGCAAGCGCTCCGATTTTCACATCGTATGCAGCTGCAAGCGTATCGCGGAAAATATAGACTGTGCTGCCAAGGATCACCCGCGCCCCATCCTGGGGTTGTGCCGTTGCCGTCAGGATGCCCGTTGCTTTAGCTTCAGTAAGCGCTGTTTTGAATGTGTAAGGGGTCGCGTCGATTGTGATCGTTTCGGTATTCGCCGCAACTGCGGTAAAGACAAGGTTTTTCGAGGCCGCAATAGCCGCGAGTCCTGTCCGCCAACGATATGTGCGATCCCCCATAACAGCGACTTCATTTTCAACTGCATTCCCGGTCAGAGTCAAAACGCCTGTAGCTTTTACGCCCGCAGCCTGAATAGCCGTTTGGAAAGTATATGCCTGCCCGCCGATTGAAACCGTTTCGTTATTTCCCGCATTTCCGGTAAAGGTCAAAATCTTCGTTGCCGCCACTGCATTGACTGGGGTTTTTTCCGCAATCACCAGAATGGTTGGGTCGATGCGCTCCGCCGTCGCCGTTCCGGTGAACGCGGGTGCTGCAAGAGGCGCCTTCAATGCCAAGGCATCAAA